TCCCTGCTGGAGGGATCGACGGCCCCGGCACGCGCCCGGCGGCCCTCACTGCCGCCGCCGTTCCGATCAACCTCGGAGACGCCACCTCCTGGCAGATGTTTAAGCTCGGCGACCACCGCTGGCAATTGGAGTCGTGGCGGCACTACGACATCTGCGGTGAGCTGCGCTTCGTCGTCAACTGGATCGGCAACGCCGTCTCCCGCTGCCGCCTGTACGCCGCCGACGTCGCCGACGACGGCACCGTGGGCGACGAGACGACCGACGTGCAGGCCAAGCTGATCGCCGAGACGATGTTCGGCACCCCCGCCGCCAAGGCGCAGGCGCAGCGCCTGATGGGCGTGAACATGATGGTCGCCGGAGACGTGTTCATCGTTGCCGAGGGCTACAAGAACACCGGCCAGGACGGCACCCCCGACCAGGACAAATGGTACGTGTGTTCCTCGTCTGAGGTGTTCCGCCGGGGCGACGACATCATGGTCCGCCGGTCCATTACCCACGGCGGGGGAACGTACAAACTGGACCGGCAGAAGGACCTGCTGATTCGTTGCTGGAATCCGCACCCCCGCCGCCATGACGCCGCCGACTCCACCACTCGGGCCATCCTGCCCGTGCTGCGGGAGCTGGAACAGTGCACCAAGCGCGTGTTCGCCGAACTGGACTCACGTCTGGCCGGTGCAGGCATGCTGCTACTGCCCGACAACATCGACTTTCCTCGCCAGCCGGACGACCCGGACGGTATCGAGGGATTCGCGCGAGTGCTGGAACGCACGATGGCCACGTCATTGCAGCAGCGCGACAATGCCGCCGCGATCGTGCCGATCATGTTGCAGGCGTCCGTCGAGGCCCTTGACAAGATCAAGCATCTGACATTCGACTCGCAGATTTCTGAGCACATCACGGCCATGCGTGAGGCCGCTGTCAGGCGCATGGCGATGAGCTTGGACATTCCGCCCGAGGTGCTGACCGGCATGGGTGGCACGAACCACTGGTCGGGGTGGCAGATCGAGGAATCCTCGATCAAGATCCACATCGAGCCGCTGCTCATCCAGCTCGCCGACGCCCTCAACGTCGGCTACTACCAGCCCGCCCTCAAAGCCGCAGGCGTCAAGAACCCCGAGAAGAAGACCCTCTGGTTCGACATCGCCAACCTCACCGTCCGGCCCAACCGCTCCGACCAGGCCATGCAGTTCAGCGACAAGGAACTGATCAGCGACAAGGCCGCCCGCGACAACGCCGCCTTCACCGACGACGACGCCCCCGACGACGAAGAGAAGGTCTACAAGCTCGTCAAGGCCCTCGTGCTGGCCCAGCCCGCCTACGCAGGCGACCCCGAGGTCCAGAAGATCCTCAAGCTGCCGAAGATCGCCATGCCCGCGCCGCCCGCACCCCCGCAGCCCGAAGGCGGGGACATGCTCAACCCCGGAGACCCTGGCTACGACGAGGCGGGAACCGAACCGGCCGACGCCGGGAACCGGCCGATACCGGGCCTGCCCTCCGTCGCCGAGGCTGAAGGCGGGGCAGCACCCGGCCGCCCCAAGAGCCAGAAGCTGTCCCAGCTCGCCGCGTCCGTCAGCGCCGTCGACGCACCTCTGTTCTACGCCGCCGACAGCGCCGTACATCGCGCCCTGGAGCTGGCCGGTGGCCGACTGGTGCCTGGCCCGCAGCGCGCCCGCTACGCCGTCCCCAAGCACAAACTGCACACCATGGTCGTCCCCACCGACAATCGGGTGCCAGCCCTCCTCGCCGGTGCGTGGGCGCATATCCGGGAGCAAGCCCCGTCGCTCGGAGTGGATGCGGACGCGCTCGAAGAAGTGCTGGGCGGCTACTGTACGGAGCTCCTGACTCGGGGATTGGCGCACGATCCTGAGCTGCTGCGTTCCACCCTGTTCCACACTCGGCGAGACCTCGCACCATGATCGAAAACGTCGCGGAGATGTGCCCTGGCCCGCTCATCTGGTTCGACGCCCCACCGGACGCCGCGATCCTAGAGTGCGCGACCTGCGGCTACGTCGTCATCACCGGCTCATTCCACGATGCACGTCACGCTGAAACTGATCTGCTGCGCGAAGGGATCGCCTCGTGACACCAGAACAGATGCGCAAGATCACCGGCTTCGCCACCGGTCTCGGCAAATTGAAGGCCAAGGAAGAGCAAGGCCAGGGATGCGAGCTGACTCCCGACGAGGTAGCCGGGGTTATCTGGGGAGTTCAGCAGCTTCGCGGAAGCCGGAAGGGAGACGAACATGAGCCAGCCGCCGCTTCCTGACGCCGCCGCGCAGCAGCAGGCCGCCGTCGAGGTATTCGCCCAGTACGAGCCGCCGCTCTACGAGGCGTACCTGGAGATGATGCTCGAATGGCTCGCCGCCGTCCGGGGGGCCATGTTCGCCGGAGGCGTCGTCAAGCTCGGCCTCGTCCCGGACCCGCTGTCCGTCTTCTCCAAGACGCCCATGTGGAACGACCTTGCCGATAAGTACACCGAGGACGTCGCCCGGGAAGTCCTGGCCGCCCCGTACAAGAACCTGTTTGCCAACGGCACCCTGTTCGAGTCCCGGCCGTTCGTCCGGAATTGGATCGCCGCTCGCGCCAACCGGCTCCAGAACGTCCCCAACGAGGTGTTCGGGCTCGTCCAGCACGTCATCGACTCCGGCACCACAAACGGGGCCAGCATCGATGACGTCACCAAGCAAGTCCAGGAGCTGTTCGACGGCACCGACATGCAGACGTGGAAGAACCGCGCCCGCACCGTTGCACGGACCGAGGTCGTCGGCGCTTACAACGGTGGGCTGTATGACGCGTTCGCCATGGTCGTCGAGGCCGACCCGGAGACGGAGTGGGTGAAGCGCTGGCTGGCCACCGAGGACCACCGCACCCGCCCCGACCACAAGGAAGCCGACGGCCAGGTGGTGCCGTGGGGTCAGCCGTTCACCGTCGGCGGGTTCGCGATGATGTACCCGCACGACCCGGAAGCGCCGCCGCAGGAGGTCATCAACTGCCGCTGCACGATGCTCCTCGAAGTCGCCGGGGAGCCGACGGACATGGGCAACCGGCAGTACCTGGAGGCGTCCGCTGTTGCGAGGCCGAAACAGAGCCTCAAGATGGCAGCCTCAAGATCGAAAACGAAGGGAGAGGGTGTGTACGAGCCATTCCAGGACGACGGCGGCCCCCTCGACATCACCAAAGGGCCAGGCAAGAAGCCCGCCCCCACTACCGTCACCGCATGGTCCCCCAAGATGTCAGCCCCAACCGGTAACGTGCGAGACGACACGGCTGGCAAGGAGTAGACGGTGGCGACGCTCGGGGACACCTACCGCGCGCATTCGCGCTGCACCCTGACCGCCTGCCTCGACCCGCTGCACCCCGGCCCCTGCAAAGGCTGGAAGGGCCGCCCCGAGGAAGCGTTCGAGCGGGCCACCCGCCACGCCAAGAGCGGCATCGGCGCGTACAACACCGCCCGCAGCGTCAAGGGCGGCAAGGCCACCCACCGCCGCGCCTTGCTCTCCTACGTCAACGGTTCCGGCCCGATCAACCGCTCCCTGCGCTTCTCCAAAGGTAAGGGTTCCAACGACCCGAAGATCGTCGCCGAGATCAAGGCCATGGACGCCGCCATGGCCCAGTCGAAGCTGACCAAGCCGGTCGTCGTGCAGCGAGCCATCAGCCCGTCCGCGTTCGGCGGCCTCGATACCAACCTCGACCTGACCGGCGTCGAGTACACCGACCACGCGTTCGGCTCCACCGGCACCGACCTCGGCCTGATCCTCAAGCACTTCCACACCACCAGCAGCGGTAAGAAGCCCCTGATTGCCGACATCACCGTCCCGAAGGGGTTCGGTGCCATTCGCGTCCCGCCAGGCCAGTGGGGCGACGAGAAGGAGATCCTGCTCGACCGGGGCGCGCACTTCCGCGTCGTCAAGGACCACGGCTTCATCGACACCCCAGCCGGGCGGTTCCGGCACGTGCAGCTCGAAGTCGTGCCCGGCAGCAAGCCCAAGGCCGGACAGGTGGACCTGGGCGACAAGAACCAGAGCCACCGTTCCAACGCGTCCGTGGCCGCCTCAGCGCTCACTCTCGACGACGAGTGCCAGACCGGTGAGTTCTGCATGCAGACCCACAAGCCCGGCCTGTGCAAAGGCCAGAAGCGCGGCCAGACCGAGCCGGGCACGCAGGAGGAGCAGAAGAAGACCCCCGCCACCGTCGCGAAGATCGCCGTGCAGGGACTTACCAACGCCATCACCAAGGCGCAGCAGATCGCGCAGGCCAACGAGGTCCGCAACCCGAAACTCGCCGCCATGGCCCGCAAGGCGGCAGCCGACTACGCCAAGGCCCTCAAGCCGCACCAGCAGACGCTGAAGGACGCCGCGAACACCGACAACCGGGCGAAGCGCACGGCCGAGCAGGACACCCGCCAGCAGGACGCGCTCGACAAGACTGCCGAGAAGAAGCGGGACGCGCTGAAGCAGCGCGCGGCGGCCATCATCGCCCGACGCAAGGAAGCCGCCCGAGTCGCGAAGATGTCCTCGAAGCAGCGCGCCGCGTACGGCAAGGCGAAGTCCGCACAGGCCAAGGCCAAGCACAAGGCCGCCGAGGAAAAGGTCCTGAAGGAAGCCGCCAAAGCGTAGCCTGTGTCCATGTTGCGCCGACGCATCGTCAACGGCTGGGAGCAGGACGTGCACTCGTCCTGGCGTCGCTGGTACACCCGCTATCAGCGACCTGGGGTGGCAAAGAAGGTCAAGCGAGGCACGAACCAGCGAGAGCGGCACGAAGGCCGCCAGGCGATCCGGGAACGCCGGTACGACGCGCTGTGAGCTTTGACTTCGACTGGTGCCGCTGCGGCGAGCACATTTGGCCACACCGGCACGCGGACCCAGGCGATCCGCACAACATCGAGATCCTGGGTGAAGGCGAAGACGACGAAGGCTCGGCGGACCTTCAAGATCAAAAACAATCGCTATGATTTTGGCATGACGACGCTCGGAAGCCACTTCAAAGGCGGCAAGGTTTACGTCGGGCCCCTGGTTGCCGACGCCGCCACGCCCGAGCAAGTAACCGAGGTTGTCAGCACGGCTGAGCAGATCGACCAGATTCTTACCCTGACCGCGTCTGCCGTCGGCGGCCTGCTCCCCGAAGCGTTCGGCGACTCTGCCTCTTTCGCTCTGACTGTCGCCTCCGCGCTCTACCAGGACGACGACGCCCACGAGGCCTGCTCGCTGACCGCCTGCCTTAATCCGCTGCACCCCGGCCCGTGCAAGGGCTGGAAAGGCAACCTGTTCAAGGTCGCCCCGAACGCCTATCACGCGCTGGAGTCCGCCCGCGTGGAGAAGGCCAACGCCCTGCGGGTCAAGAAGATCGAGCTGCTGCAGCAGCTCGATCGTCGTGACCCGCAGGGCGTGCGCGCTGTCCACGCGGGGGCACTCCCGCGGGTG